AGATGCAGAGTCAGCCAGAGAAACTAATAGTGAGTTTCCTAAAGTTCCAGGGCAACGTGCAGCAAATTCACCAACAACAGCTTGTCCACTACCATAAGCAGCCAAGTAATCATTATTGTTATTGATCTTTAAACCACCGACAGTAATAGCTGCAGTTGCGGCAGCAGCAGTACTAACAAACAATAACGTAGCAGAGCCGTTAGCCACACTACCAGTTGTATGAGATGGACCAGTAGAACCTGTTGTTCCAGCTACTGTAACTGTATATAATCTACCAGCAAAAGAAACGTAAACATTTTGAGCCAATGCTGTAGTAGCTGACCATGCAGTTCCCTGATCAGAACCAGCAAAAGCGACTGATATATTTGGAGCAGCGGTATAACCAGATCCAGCAGAAGTTACTGTGATACCAGTAATAGTGGCAGTTCCTAGAGAAACTGTACCGATCGCTGCATTAGTACCATTAGCAGTAATGTTAATAGTTGGGGCAGTTGTGTAACCAGATCCACCATTAGTAACAATAATACCAGTAATTGAACCACCAACGATAGTAGCAGTACCTGTAGCAGTAACACCACCCGCAACTTGTGGTGCGCTAAATGTTAGGGTTGCTGCACTATAACCTGTACCACCATTTGAAAGAGTGACACCAGTAACAGAAGCACCAGAAGAAATTGCAGTACCAGTTGCAGCTGCACCACCTGTAATTTGAGGTGCGCTAAATGTAACAGCAGGTAAAAGAGTTGCATCGTAACCAGTACCACCAGTCACCATAGTGACTGATGTAACTGTACCAGTTTGAGTAGCAACTGCATTTCTAGCTGCAGTTACGTCTGCACGAGAAATTAAGAGAGCATTTGTGTATGACAGGAAGTTCGCTGCAGTAAAAAAGGCTTGCGCATTCGCATCAGTTGGTTTACCGAAGTAACGAACTAATTCGTTCTCGGAACTAACCTGAGTAGGAGCCAAAACTGGACCCCATTGGAAAGCACCAGCAAACGCTCCACGAGAGCTAGATACAGCTGGAACGATCGATGTGTAATCTTTTTCTACGACTGCAACGCCTGGAGATAATTGGAAAGGCATTGTAATTCTCCTTGTTAATAAGTTTTTACTTTAGACAGAAATTTCTTGTCTACATTTTATTTAGTTTTTACAAGTTTTCAATTCAAAAATTCAGTGGAGCCTTTTCAGGACTTCCATCGTCATAGAATCCGAATGGTGTCAATTCCTCTTCAATAGCTTGTATTTGCTTTTTGTACATAATTTCTCTAAGGTTAACATTATTTAGGTCTTTGAAATACGGCTGAGTTGTGACCCATCCAAAGAGCACCAAAGGCATTACCAAATCATCGTGATATCCTTCATCAGCAGCATATGATCCTTTAATTTCTATAAATGTTGAAATTTCAGAAATCGTATCTGCATCGGTTACAAGTAACTTGTTTTCTTCGATCAATGATTTGAAGTTGTGACATCCAATTCTTTTGATCTTTTTATCAGTATTGACACCTAGTTGAGTTTTACCTCCACCAAATCCTCCACCGATATACTGACCCATATTATGGCGATTAACGAATAGAAGATTTTCATATTCTAATTCTGAGTATAAGATATGGGCGACCTGTTCACTCGAGTTAATTTCTATTAATACGTATGCTTCGTTGTATTCTTTACCCACTTTGTATATCACATTGGGATATAAGAGAGGACTAATATCATTCTTTCTGTATTTTGCGACTGTTCTATATGGAACTTCTGTTATATCTATTAATTGGAATGCTGAATAGTCACCACCAACACCTTTTGCTACGTCACAGACCATACAATAAGTATGTCCAGCCTGTGGCTTAACATAAACATCCAATCCATCTTTTGTATAGATGATAGGATCGACTGGCATCTTGGCGATAACATCTGCAGAGATTAAAGTTAAACTAGAACCAAGGAATTTACAAGCAACCTCTTGGTTATATTTAAGTTCACCAAGCATGGCTTTCTGTTCAGCTGCCCACTTATCATCACGACCTGGAATTTCCCAATAAGGAATGAACAATGGTGTAAACCCATTGCGACCATTTTCAGCATCATTCCAAAACTTCCAGAAATGGTTATAGCCGAGTGGTGTAGAAGATAAAAGAATCTTAGTAGTCTGTCCAGCAGAAATCGTTGGATAAACAGATGTAAAGAATTCCTCGGCAACTTGATTTGGGATAATCGCAGCTTCGTCAACATAAAGTAAGTTAACAGATTTACCACGAATACCAGAAGCAGAAGTTGCTGAAGTGAATACTTTAGATCCATTCTCTAGTTCAATATCACCTTTATTCCAAGTAGTGACACCTTGTTGCATCCATTGAGGAAGCAATTCATACATAGTTTGATAACGATTTAAAACTTCACGAGCAGATGTAGCTTTGTTAGCCAAAATCGCTACAGTTTTGTTTGCTTGGAATAAGGTATACCATAAAATGTATGCAGCTGATGTAGTTGTCTTACCCTGCTGACGACCTTCCATTAAAATCACACGACGATTCTGATGGATTATATGTAGTTTATTTTTCTGACAATCATACAGTTTAAACAACTGAAGACCATGGTCAAGTGTAACGATATAGCAATAGTTTTCAATAAAGTAAACGTAATCTTGAGAACACTTAATGTACTCTTGAATATTTTCTGGAGTAAATTGTACAGTTACACCAGCAGCTTTTAAGTTCGAATTCGAATTATAAATTTCAGCCATGTTTAGAAATTCGAAGTCCAGTCTTCTGTTGTTACAGTAGCTGTGGTAACATCACCTTCTGCAGTATAAACTCTATTTGCATTTGCGAAGTTTTCATTTTGACCAACATTGGCATACACAGTACCAATAACTGCTTGATTTGACATTGGTCCAAATAGGTTTAATTTCATTTGGAAATTTAATGTATGAACCACTGATCTTCTAGTTTGAAAATCGCCATCGTATTCATCTTGTACTTGAATAGAATTTAATACAATGGGAACATCAATAACAACACCCATATCTGGCACAGCATTAACACTTAATGTATACTCTGGTGTGAATGTTGGGAGAATCTGTTCGATAATTTGAAGACCATCTTCTTGTGTTTTAGTTAACACATACAAAGAAATATCTAAGTTGTATGGGACTGGTGTGTACATAACTGATTTGTTAAGACTATTACCAGATTTAATCTGCTGCATACGATTAGTCTTACGAGCAGCATCATAATTGTAACCAGTGATCTCAAAAGACATTCTTGGGAGAACAGTGTTTACGTTATTTTCTAAAGTTGGATCTCCATCAATTCTAACTAACCATTTTTCTTTTGGTGCATAGGCAAGAGGAATCTGCAAACGCTGTAGTGTAGTTCCAGTAACAGAGTCACCTTGTTTGCGATCAATATAGATGTCGCTGAATAAACGACCAAAAGCAACAATGCTTTTTCGAATTATTCCATGATAGTATACGTTATCGTTAAGCATTGTTTATTTCACCGAATGGATTTGATTCATCAAAATTAATAACATTAACAGATTCTTTCTTGAATGAATTATTGTCAGCGAAAGAGTCTGCTGCTTTGTCTATATTAGTCTCGATAGTAGCAGTTGCTTGAGCACCAATTCCACCACCTCCAGTAAATTGTACGACTGGAGCACTTTGATAACCAGTACCACCATTTGTAATAGTCACACCTGTAATTTTATTAAGGTTTGCTCCAGAGGTTCCCCTAATTGCTGTAGCAGTAGCACCAGAACCACTTCCACTAACAAATGAAACTGTCGGAACAGAAGTATATCCAGATCCAAGATTGGTCATAGTGATACTAACAACCTCACCACGAGAACTTCTGGTAGTATTAGTTGTGAATGATTTTAGAGATTCGAATGCATCTACAGCAGGTATACCAGTATCGATAAACTCAGAAGCATATTGAAACAATTCAATTTGCAGTTTGTAAACATAAAGTTTACCAAGTTGATAAAATGGATCTTGATGTTGAACAAATTTGATTTCAAACAACCCCTTTGATAGTGGGAAGTAAATCAAATCACCTTCGTTTGGGCGACTTGGAATTGTAGTTACTCCATAGCGCCCAACAAACTGTTCCCATCTTCTACGTGCGCATACCAGAGTGGCAGATTGTTCAATCATTAAACCAAACTTCTGAATAAAAGCACCTTGTCCTGCAAACGAGTCTACGTTCTCGAAGTACATTTCAATAGGAAATGCAGACTTAAATTGAGAGAGACGATCTTCACCAAGAATATTATCCTTAGAAACCAAAGTTCTAGGGATGTACATAACTTCGTTACCGTAAATACGTAACGATTCTATGATCAAATCCTCAATTAGGAACTGTTCGTTTTTAGTTCCCTGAGAGAAATAAACATTTGTTGTTGACATTTTAGCCCATTATGAAGTTTAGTGGCGCAGACTTGGTAATTAAATCTTGTTCTAACATCTGTATTTCTGCAATTGCTTCTTGGTATAGTGTATCGCCATCTAAAACAACTCCACCTGGAAGTTGAATACCTTTGAATTTCTTAAGGTTTGTTCCCCATTGTTTCTTAAACAATGCAGATGTATATTTCTTTAGCCAAGTCTCGTTCCAAACTTTAGACCAAGTGGTAGGATCCATTGCACGATATCCTTTAATGATTATGTAATCACCAAGAAATAAATCTGAGTCCCAGTTAATGTCTAAGTACATGCGATCTTGGAGTCTATTGAATCTAAAATCTGCTTTACCATTTAGAGTCCAATCAAGTAAGTCTAAATGCTGCATCACAGTTGTATAATAAATGATTGATGTAGAAGTTAAATCATACAAGTCATTTAAACGCAACTGGTATTGCAAGTCGAACATATTCTTAGAAGAAGATGCTTGCCCAATGTTAAGAATACCTGTTATACCCCAAACATAATCTGGGACAATTATGTATTTGTTATCGTACTCTCTTAGAGTGATAGAACTAAGAGTAGCATTATGTCCAGCAGAACCAGTAATTGCTTCACCTGCAGTAAATGTTCCAGTGACCTTTTTAACTAATAGTAATGTTCCATTAGATTTTCTTTGAGATTCTACACAAACTGTTGCTTTTGCTCCAGAAGAAACACCTGTAATTATTTCACCAGTATCAAATGTACCAGCCACGCTAGCTGTTAGAGTGATCTCAGAAGCACGTATAAGTTGTTTTAAATAAATTTCTTCAATACCATCATAGTGATATTGTCTCCAATAATCTAACGATTCATCAATACGATCTTCTAGTTGATCATCATCTACGTTAATTTCGAGTACAGGTGCACCCAAGTCACGGAGACAGTATTGTTTTAAACCTTCTCTAGTTGTTGGGATTGCCATATATTATACCTTGAATAAAGTTGCTTGACCTTTTATTGCAGAAGTTCCAGAAGAACAAGTAGCAAAGATCGTTAAAGTTCCAGCAGAGATAGATCCACTAAATGTAGTATTAGTAGTTGCACTTTGCATTTCATTGGCAACTGTGTAGTTTTCGTTAAATGTTACAGTAGTACCATCATGCATAAACAACATTTCCATAATTCTATAAACAGAACCATTAGTGATTGACAGTACAACTTTACCAGAACGATACACAGAAGAAGATAAAGTAGTTATTGCTGTGGCACCAGTTCCAGAAGTTGAACCACTAAATGCTACGATATCGTAGATGTTAGTCATTACTATCTTTTTACCAGAGGCAACTGTTAAATCATTGTTAACTGTTGTAGTACCAGTAGATGCACCTAAGTTTAGTGCAGTTGCTGCACCACCTAAGTTTAAAGTAGTGGCAACTGTATTATATAAGTTCTGAGTGGTATTAGATCCAACAACAGTTCCTGGACGAAGAGTCAAGGTAGCAGAAGTGGCATTACCAATCGCTAGTGTAGTTGCTGCACTACCAATATGGAGAGTAGTAACTGATGAGTTAAAAACTGAAGCAGTAGTACTAGTTGTAGCAATTACAGGAGAAGCGCCATTCAAATTCAATGCAGTGGCATTACTTAATGTAACAGTTTGGTTAGCGATAGTCGCTGTACCTGTAGATGCACCTAAGTTTAGTGCAGTCGATGCACCACCAATATTTAAAGTAGTTGCTACTGTATTAAATAAGTTTTGTGTTGTTTGTGTTCCAACAACAGTTGGGTTACCAATAGTTAATGTTCCACTATTAGCACCTAGAGTAATCGCAGTGGCAGAACCACCAACAGTAATAGATGTTTGAGTAGAATCATTAAGAACAGCATTAGCAGTTAGAACTGATACGTTGTTGATCTTAAATGTCTTACCAGTAGCAAGATTCCAGTTTTCACTAGAAGTCCAGTTAGCATTAGTGCTATCCCAAGTAATAGTCTTATCGGTAGTACCTTTAAGACGAATACCACCGCCATTGGCAGTAACATTAGTTGGAGATGCAACAGAACCTAATTCAAATTCAATATCATCAACAGAAGTTACTGTTGAGTTAATTGTTGTAGTTGTGCCGTTTACAGTTAAGTTACCAGTAATAACTGTATTTGCATTATTGATTGTTAGTGTGCCAGTTGCAGCACCTATAGAAATAGTAGTTGCTGCACCACCGATATTTAATGTAGTAACTGTTGAGTTGAATAGGGAAGCAGTAGTACTAGTTGTAGCAATTGCTGGAGACGCACCATTAATGTTAAGAGCAGTAGCATTGGCTAATGTTACTGTTGAGTTATTAACAGTCGCTGTACCACTTGCAGCACCAAGAGAAAGTGTAGTCGCTGCGCCAAAAGCATTAACAGTTGTTGCAGTAGCGTTAAAGACATTCTGAGTAGTTTGTGTTCCAACTAAAGTACCAGTATAATCTTTAAGGTTAGTTCTATTCCACTGACCAACTTGAGTGGCAGCAGTGCCAGCTGCATCTTCAGCAAAGAAATCTAGATCACCATTAGAAGCATTGGCAGAAGTTTCTGCTTGAATGTATGTAAACTTATCTACAGAAGATACACCACCAAGAGAAGACCATGCACCAGATGAATAACCCTCGAACGAAGTGATTGTAGAGTTGTAACGAACCATACCAGCAGCAGGAGAAACTGGACGATTACCAGTTGTACCCACTGGAAGTGTCCAATGGCTAGTACCAGTAGCTGCAATAATATTCATACCAGCTAAACTAGTAGAAGAACTACCCAGAGCAATAACAGTAGAACCGATTGTTACGTCTGCAGTCGCCCAAGTAGGCGCATAACCAGCACCAGCAGAGCGCAAGAATGTACCTGATGCACCAGCAGTAATGAATGTAGATAAACTTGTATCTGCTTGAATAACTAACTGACCAGCAGAACCGCCAGCGATGTTAGTAGCAGTAGCAGCTGTAGTAGAAGTACCAGCTGCGATAGAAGAAGCAGCAACGAATGTCGGAGCACCAGCACCACCAGAAACTAGAATTTGACCAGAAGTACCAGCTGCAGAAAGAGCAAGACCACTGGCAGTAGAATACAGAACAGCACCAGCTGCTGGGCTGAGAGCAGAACCTGTACCACCATAACCTAAACCAACAGCATTACCCTGCCAAACAGAACCAGTACTAAATGTTTTATTTAAAGCAGTTTGTGCAGAGATGTTATTAAGCATAGTGGAACCACCACCTGCGGTAGTTCCATCGTGTAGACGAATCGTTTTAAGATCGGTGTCAACAGACAATTCACCCTGCGCTCCAGTGAACGCATTATTTTGTGTAGTTGTACCTCGTCTAAATTGTACTTGTGTTGACATAGTTTTCCTCTAATTCGATATATTTAGGCTTGTGCTTCTGACCAGAATAGGTTAATATTGGCAGTAGCAGTATTGGTAGTTAGATTTTTAACAACAACTGCTAAGACGTCTGGACCATCTGGATAATTTGAGTAACCACCAATTGCTGAGTTTGTTAATTCTTTAAGGTTTGATAAGTCAATCTGCGCAAATCCAGCTGGTTGACCCAACGTACTAAAGTTTTGTTCTCCTGGAGATGCAGTAGTTGAACTACTTGTAGAAACTTGAGCGAACGAAGGTTGAGAACCAAGAGCAGTAGTATTAACCGCTGTCCAAGTTAATGATGACGCATCAATATTACCTGGATTTAAAATGCCGTAAACCTGTACTGACTGATCTGATTGAATTTGTAATTGCTGTAGTAATAATTGTGAACGATTAATAAGATCTCGATCTCCAAATTGACCAGCAATTGAGTTTGATACGGACGGTGCAAGTCTTAAGAAGAATGCAGTTTTAGTTTGACCAGATGTTAATGCAATTCCAGTTGCAGCGTAGTTAAAATAATAACCACGATCTGTATCAAAGTTACCATCCATAATATATGAAGAACCCCAGTGATTGATAATTGGAGAGCAAGTGCAACTAATAAGAGTCACTGAGTTAAATCCATTACCAACAGCATGAACTGCAGCTGCACCACCAGAGAATGTTTTAGTAGATCCACCAACGAACATAGAGAATGTTGCTGCTCGAGTTAGTCCAGTTAATACATTACCTGCTTTACCAGTAAATGAAATGTATTCACTATCAACTAATACAATGCCACCAGTAGATGGAAATCTTGATGCATCTACTAATGTCATGCTTGTTTGACTGTTTGTCATAGTTGCAGCCAAACGATCTCTAGCAGATTCGTTAATCGCTTGATAACGAACAGTAGTATTACCTGTGCGCATATATGCTTCATCATTTACGTTATTCTGTTTCATGCGATGAACTTGAATCATATTACCATCACCACCACGAACTATAAAGTCAATAAAACCAGCACCATACCATGAGAATGAAATCCCCAACATCTGCATTTTGTTTAGGTTAATATTGTAACCAGAGATACCAGTACCATCGATCTTATCAAAATTAAATTGTGATTGTGGAATGCGAGTATCAATTACGTGAGCAATTTTAATACCAGATGAATTATTAACACCACGGTATTCTGGATTGATAGACATAGTGTTATCATCAGTAATAGAACCAACACGATATGTCATACCACGAATAACGATAGAATCACCAACTTTTAATTGTTGAGTAAAACGACAGTTAGTTCCAGCAACAGATTGTGAACCAGCAGTTACAGCAACGAATCCTGATAACTGATAAGTCGCAGATCTCTTAACGACTGCTAATTCTTGATCATCAAATGGACCGCATCGAGTAGAAGCACCAATCCAATTTTTAACAGTAACACGTGGTAGATTAGTAATAACAGCAGAAGTAGAACCAAGAGTCTGAATAGCATTAACTGTAAATGACGATTCATTAACAATAGTTCCTACACCATATGTACCATTATAACCAGAAGTAACAACACCAGCAATTTGAATAGTTGCGCCAGCCTGTAGACCATGGTCAATTTCAGTGGATACTGTAATTAATGAACCAACAGAAGTTGCTGCTGCAGAAATTTGGTCTAAGTTCATAACTGGATTAAACAGAACACCTGAAGTCCAGAGCATACCTTTACCAGATTGGTAACGCATATATTTTTTAGTTTGACGAGAAACAGATGCACCATGAGACGGTAAGAATGTACCAATGTTAACACCACCATCGAATGGTCTGTGTTGAACATAAGCATCAGAACGAGTATATGTTGTAGCTACGATAGACGCATTTGCTACTGCTCCACCAACTCGAGCAGTAAATGTAAATGTATTTCCAGTGGGAACTGATTCAACGAAGAAGTTACCACCCATTAGGTCATGATATACTCCAGAAGAAGTAACAATGTTAACGATTGGAGCACCAGCCACTAAACCATGGTTGGCAGAACATGTTACAGTAATGATAGAAGGAGATGCTGCATTAGAAACATATCCAGTGATTGGTAGACCAGCACCAGCATAAAAGCCACCACGACGAGCATATGTAGACTGATTCCAAATAGAAGATCCATTAGTTCCAACAATACCTTTAGCAAAGAATGTAAAGGTAGTAGAAGTTGGCACAGCTGTTACAACGAAAGCACCTTCAGCACGAGCAGCATTTGATACACCAGCAGTACCGAAGATAATAACTGGCTGAGCCACAGAAAGTCCATGCGCCTGTGAACATGTAACTGTCATAACAGATGGATTACCACCATCTGAAGTAATGTTAGTCATGAACAAGTCAAGTCCAGGTTTTTCGTAAATACCTGGAATACCACGAATGTCAGAATAGTTCTGCCATTTAGTTGGTTGTAATCCATACTCAAAGTCAGCGTCAATTAACGCTTGGGGCATTGCCACCCTCTGGCGTTCAATAGCATCAACACCGAATGCGTAAGGACGAACGATGTTACCAATTTGTTTTGGCGCATCAGTATAGATAGCAATTTTATCAGTAGATAACATTGAAGCAGTATCAGCTGCGAATGTTACAGTACTTGCACCAACCTGTTCAGAATACTGTGCTGTGCTACCCATAAAAGTAACATCATCTGGATCATATACGATTGTACCATTCTTAGTAGGGTCACCAATCGCATAGACGTTTGTTTGTTGAGTTTTATTTGCAATAATCAAAAGTTGAGTTAAATCAACTTTACCAGGAAATTTTACTGTACCATATCCTGCTGCATTTGGAGAGAAGATGTATTTTTCAATTAACTGACGTGCCATTGTATATCCTTAGAATCCGAAAATAATAGAGTAACCAAGATAATCTGATTTGATCGATTGGTCTATGTTGTTTAATGAGATAATACCTGTAAAACTTAGTACACCCAAATCGTAAATACTGTTGGCAATTTCAGTAATTGTACCTAACTCTTCTGTGATAGTTACGTTACCATCATAGACGTATCCAAGATCTGATTGAGAAGTGGCAAAAACCGCAGAAGCAACAACTGCATTTGAATCAGCGTTAATCCATGCGGAACCTGTATATGTTAAAACTTGTTGTGCTGTTGGTCCACTAATCGCAACATCACTTAATGTTGATAGTGCTGGACTGGGTGCTGCTGTCCAAGTAAGACCAGTTGGTCCACGTGCAAGGAATTGTCCAGAACTTCCAGTACTACCATTAATAGAAAGTAGCGTAGTAGAAGTTAATGCAACTGTACCACTAAGACTTGGAGATGTTAAAGTTTTATTTGTTAGGGTTTCAGTGCCAGCTAACGTAGCAAAATCGCCATCAGTTAATGCTGTATTAAACTGTGCTGTTGTTCCACTAATAGTATTACTACCAAAAGCGATTGTTTTGTTTGTTAGGGTTTGTGTACCAGTTAAGGTAACATTTGATGCATTATTCGAATCGTTTGAGAACGATTGAATTGCATTGGAAGAGTTTTTGAAATACAGTTTACCATCAGCATAGTTTAATGCCAATTCACCGTATGCCAAATCACCTGCAACTGGAACTTTTGCTCCAACAGATGATTTCTTGAGTATGATTTGATTACTCATTCATCTTCCTAAAAAGGTTATCTGGGGATAAGAATCCCCAGTATTATACTATATTTAGTTAGTACGTACCACCATCGATATTGAATCCATCGAGAGTAGAAGTACCAGCACCAGCACCAGTAATATTACCTTGAGCAGTAATAGTACCACTTGCATTTAATGTAGTGAACGCACCAGTGTTTGTAGTAGTGGCACCGATTGGAGTATTGTTAATACTACCAGTAGTGATTATCGCACCAGTGATTGTTTTATTAGTAAGTGTATCAGTAGTGGCACGACCAACTAAAGTATCAGTTGAAGTTGGTAGTGTTAAAGTACCAGTATTAACAATAGTTGCGATAACTGGAGCAGTTAAAGTTTTGTTAGTAAATGTTTCAGTACCAGCTAGTGTAGCAAGAGTGCCAGTAACAGGTAGTGTTAATGTAGTATTAGCAGTTGCAGTTAACGCAGTAGTAAACGCACCGATAGTGCTTAAACTACCACCAAGTGTAATAGTGCTAGATCCATTATTAACACCAGTACCACCATAAGTTGAACCAACGATAGTACCTTGCCAAGTACCAGTTGCGATAGTACCAAGAGTAGTAATAGTTGCTTGACCAACATAACTTGAAGAGATGTCAATCGCATCAGCAGAAATAGAGATACGGTTATTAGTACCAACTGCGTTTAGAGTATTGCCAGTCTTAGTTAAACCATCACCAGCGATAACTTGTCCAGCACCAGAGAATTGAACATAGTCAATTCCAGTAGTACCAATTGTAATAGATCCATTAGTAGTTACAACGAAACCATTATCAGCGTTTACTGTACCTTCTTGAACGAAACAGAAATCTCCACCTTCAACTTCTAGAACAGTGACATTACTATCATTGTCAATAGCACGAGTAAGAACCCAGTTTGTAGAAACAGTACCAACAGTTGTTACTGTATAGATACCATTTTGGAAGGCAGTTGATTGATCTTTAACAAGAACTCGTTGTCCAGCAGTTAATACGATCGAATCAATTGTAAAGGCAGCTTGAGATCCAGAGTTAGTTAATGTAGCACCAACACCAGAAGATCCGTTAGCATATGTTGCAGCTAGGTTTGCAGTAGTTGCAGCACGAACAGCATCTTTAACTTTTAGACCAGTCTTAACAGCATCAACGTAGTTCTTAGTAGCAGCATCGCTAGACTGAGTAGGCTCAGCAACAGAAGTAATACGCTTGTTGGCAACGTCAACAGTACCAGTACCAGTTGCAACTAAGTTTACACTGTTATTACCAGCTGCAGCATTAACAGTCATATTGCCAGAAGTGGCAGTAATGCTAGTTGCTAAAGCAGCACCAAGAGTTGGAGTAACTAGAGTTGGGCTGTTAGAGAATACTAGAACACCAGTACCAGTCTCATCAGAGATAACGCCAGCAAGTTCAGCAGAAGTAGTGGCAGCAAATACGCTTAGTTTGTTTGCTACATAAGCAACAGTACCACCAGCACCGAAAGCAATAGATGAAGTATCAGTACCAGTTAGAGTTAAAGTATTGCTTGCAGTAAAGGTTTTACCATCAGCAATAGTTAAAGTAGAACCAGTGGCAGGAGCAGTAATTGCTACTTTATTAATAGAAGTAGCAGAAGCAACACCAAGAATAGGAGTAACAAGAGTTGGAGTATTAGAGAATACAACAACACCAGTACCAGTCTCATCAGAGATAGCAGTTGCTAACTGAGCAGAAGTAGTAGTTAGTGTATTGTTTGCTAAGTTGATAGACTTGTTAGTAAGTGTATCAGTTGTTGCTTTACCGACTAAAGTATCAGTTGCAGCTGGTAGAGTTAATGAATTTGTTCCAGCAACAGCTGATGCAAGTACAGTAATTGTACCAGAAGTAGAACCATTAAATGTAGCACCTGTAGCACCAATGGTTGCACCATTGATTATTGGGCTAGTTAAAGTCTTATTAGTAAGTGTCTGAGTACCAGTTAAAGTAGTAACAGTTGAATCAATATCAAAAGTTACACTAGTAGCAGCACCAACTTTTGCGACAACAGAAGTAATACCAGTACCACCAACAAAAGTCATGGTGTCTGTTAGTAGAGCAAATGCTGACGTACCAGTATCACCAGCGATATTTAAAGTAGTTGCTAAAGAAGCACTACCTGCAGCAGTTAATTGACCTTGTTGATTAACAGTGAATGTTGGAATCGAAGTAGCAGAGCCATAAGTTCCAGGAGTTACCGCAGTATTAGTTATTGAAATGGTAGTAGTATTACCAACATCACTTGGTGTTACAGTAATACCTGTACCAGCAGTTACTGCTCCACCAACTGTATCAAAGATATACTCAGCAAGAGTATCAGTCGTACCATTAATGTACGGATTATTAAGAACTAATTTACCAGTACCATTTGGTGTAAGGTTAATGTTACCATTGGTGTCAGTAGATGATAATGTGTTACCAGTTAATTGAGTATTACCAACTTTCCAAGTATCGATCGTACCAGTTGCAGAAAGAACTGGAATTGAGGATGCACTAGTAGTTAATGTGCCAGCAACTGATGCGTCAATTAAACCAGTGTAGTAAGTACCACCGATTACTAAGTGGTTAGCAGCATTACCTGAGGTCTCTGTGCCCATACCAATGTATAGACGATTACCACCAGCCCCATTAAGTGCTGAATACGCTAATTCACCAGCACCCAGTGTAGCTGGATTCCCTGAAACCGATGAGCGTTTTATTCTAATTATTGATGCCATCTTTTATTCTCCGATTAAAATTCGCCACCTTCTAAATTCTGCGCATCAAGCGTAGTAGAAGCAGTCCATTTATTTGTTATTGTTCTGTATACTAAAAGCGATCCATTTAACTTACCATTCGTAGTAACATCGACATCGGCGATGTTTGACATAGATTCGACTACAGCTGGTGCAGCTAAGTTTGATTGTGAAAGTGTAAGAACACCTTCGGAAACTGCAACAGTTAACGCTTCATCTGGGGTAACAATTGCTATTGTATCTGTCATAATTAAATCTGTGTAATTTGTGGGTTAACTGTGACAACTCCCTCGACTACTCTGGTTTTTGTACCAGATGGAGAAGTTATCTCTACATCATAAAGCCAGCGTCCAGCTGGAATACTAGCAGATTGTACATCTGTTAATTGAAGTCTAACCTTACCAGAAGCTGCTAAGTATATACTTGATGTGAAATTATAGGATGTGCTGGACTGATATGACTTTCTCATTTGAGAAGCCACAGTATATCCAGTCAAATCGAGTGCTTGACCATTGGATGCGGATACAGTAATTATATTGCTGTAGTTAGCCCCAGCGTCAACGAATAGATTACTAACAGTCGCCATTTTCTGATCCTAAATTGCTTTTACCTCTTTATTTATAAGCGAGGGATTTTTGTATTTGCAACTTAGTCGATCAGGACATTATGGAAATCGTCTAGTAAAAATAGCCACTGAGGACGTTGGACGTTTAGGTTTGATATTTTCTTTGATTTGTTTAAAGCATAATCTCGTTCTCCGAATTCTTCGGACAGAATTTGCCTCATTTGCCAACGATGTGTATTGGCATTCCCACGAACTTTGGTGAATGGTTCTTTAGTAGTCATAGCCCAGCGTTGTAGATCGTCAGAATCAAAAAACGCATGCATCTTTTTAGTCTTTTCTATCTGAAGCATTGTTCTATGTTCATATAAGCCAGTGTACCAGTCTAGATTAAAAATACAATACCATCTTAGATCGGCGACTGTTTCAATTTTCCTATAAGAATTCTTTATCATTGGATCCAGAAATTCTAATAGTTTAGGGTCTATGTTATTCTCGTAAGATTCGTATATAGTTTCTGGAGTACCAAGAGTGTGGTGGAACATAGCAGTTCCACCAGTGGCGAACATATCATCTGTTGGTCCAAATAACTGATTCCCACCCATCCCACTGACAAAAATACATTCATTTACATTAAAGGAAAACTCATTATCTGTTGGTTCTAGGATAGTGTAAGGAAATTCATTCTTTAATCTTCTATCAAACATATCACCAGATTCTAAGATAGAATTTAATGTACCCCAAACTCTAACCTGATCGGGATCGTTGGAGAATTTCTTTAACATGAATAAAACAAAAGTGCTATCAATTCCACCAGACCAAAGTACATGTACTACTTTATTAAGACTTAGGAGGTGCTTTGCACGTTCTTCACATGCTTGATAAAATGATTTATTAAAAGAAATACCCACCTCTGGTATTGGGTGGGCATCTTCTGCAATATTTAAATAATGTGGTACAGAACCAGATCTATCATATACCATATTATGTTTATTTAATCCAAGTGTCTCATATGAATTAAAAATTTTATATGTATACGTTTTAGATAAAAATGGTGACATTGAAGAAGCATCTCTATTAATTAAGAAAGGTGCTTGTTTTTTGTTATAATATAAAATTCTAGGTTTCATTATATTTCCATAAAATAAAAAGGGGATGCTAAACATCCCCTGTATAATATATTTAGTTTAGATTAATGAGACTTAATGCTCTTGACTAATCCATCACTAAAGGAAGCCTCAAATCTATCATGGAGAGGGGTCAATAGATCTTGCATCTTTTTCTGTTCAGATTTAGACATAGAGATAACTTCAACTTTTTCAGCTTTACATTGATCTAAAATATTTGGAATATCTGCAACAGATTCTTTACGTTCTGCCTTTGCTGCATTAAATGCTGCTTCAGACATGATCTGTTTAGTTTCATCGTCAAACTGATTGAAGAAAGCCTCATTGACAATAATAGAAGTCAAGAACAAACTGTGTGCAGTATCATTAACATACTTGAAAGATTTGTTTTGCTGTAGTGGGAAAATGCGAACATAAGTTGATTCACCTGCATCGATGTTTCCACGATCGGCTTGTTCATTCATTTGTTCTAATTCGATATTAGGATTTGCAATTGCACCGAGTGTTTCGAAAGTTGCTTGGGCAACTGGGCTAGAACTAATTCTAACTTTTTTACCTTTCCAAGATTCAATCGTATCTGCTTTAAAATTAGCAGGAACCACACGATATCCACCAGAATATGTAAATGCCATTGCTTTGATCTGAGAGTTCTTCTCAACACCAGCTAACAAATCAGCACCGATTGGACCATCAAGAATAGCATCAGCATGATCGTGATCTCTAAACAAGAATGGTAAATCTAAAACATTAAGATCTGGATTGATATCTGCGAGCCAAGTTGTATAGATGTGACCCATCTCAACTTGTCCAGAACCAACTAAATCCATCATAGATCGTTTTGTTAGTTGTTTACCGAAATTGTACTTTTGAGAATACTCAGTCAATGAGAGAATCTCAACATTAAATTTCCCATTAGTTCTTTCGTTAACTTCTTTGGAAAATGCTTCGGCTACCTTCAAAAATAAACCAATAGGCTCATGAGCGATAACCCATTTTACATTTTTAACTGTCATTTTTTAGTTCTCCTAATTTGCTGGTATCAAAAGACCAGACTTGTGTTTGGTTCTGAAAATTTAAGGTTCTTCTCAAGAAAGCCACCTTATTATTTATAAGATCTTTAATTGTATTTAGGTCAATCTCATCTTTATTTATAACAGATTGTAGTGGAATTAGGCTATCTCTGTACCCATATTCTTTAGTATCACTATCAAATTCAAATACTTCTTTGACTGTATAGTGTTCGATAGTTCCAATGTTTCCTACAATTCTAGGGAATTGATTAATCTCTAATACGTATCCTTTAAAGAAACTACTCATGATGCCATCACAATCGGTATAATCTTTTTAGGTTTTCTAACCTTTTCTGGTTTACCCTTAACCCACCAGAAAATATCTTTACGATCTTCTCTTAATGGACCCTCGATATACTCAGGGATACATCCTGTTATCTCTTCAATTGCGATACAAAATGGGATGATATTATCACTAAATGCATTATCACAAGAAGCATCCCATAGTGGACCAGAAAGAAACATACAAGCACCCTTGCAAATATGTACTACTGGGCAGTTTGGGCATTCTTTTCTATCACTCCAATGAGTAGCTGAATCTAATCTAGTTGAAGAAAGATCAGATATATGTCCAAGTTTATGAGATATACCTGCGGGATTTGTAGAAACTGGACTTACATTTTGGCAGGTTAAAACATTACCATTTAAGTCAAGAGCAATAGAATTAGATTTATCCATACCACACTTTTGGGGTAGTGATTCGATTCTAACACCATTCGCTAATGAGTCAATAAACCCACCGACTTTCTGCCCGATAACATCAAATCTTGTTACCTTACCAGCACGCAATTCTTCTAATGCTTGATTTCTATAAGAAATATCTTCTTCACCATCAACTAAAGAATTTGCTAATCCACCCTCATCATAAGCATCAACGAAAGCACCTTCGCCTATTGTTAAGAACTG